ACGTGCCAGAAATGAAATCAGGGTTGTTAAGTAATGGCTTTAAGCGAGCAGAAAGACCCAATGCTTTTTCTGCGCTTTGGGCTTTGGTGTAAAGATCGTCAAGTTGCTCCGCAGCCTTTGCTCCAAACGTCTCAGCAAACTTTTTAGCGCTTGGAAGCACTTGAATTTTTGGCGCTCCAGCGGCAGAAATTCGTGTTTTTTGCGCTTCTTGTTCTGGCGGCATTGGCATACGGCCAACGATTTGATCAGCCGTCAACAACAAGCGCTCCTTGGTTTCTGGCGAAAACTCGGCAGGAATTAATTGTTCTGCGCCGGGGACGCCTTTATAGGCCTCCAACGCTCCACGCCGCCACATGTCGTAAGTAGGCTGATCGTTCACGGCAGCCAACAAATCACGCTGGCGCTTCATTCCAGCAGCCTCAATCTCCGTCATGGTCTTTTGGCGCGTCAAATCAGCATTACGCATTTCGCCCAAGGTCTTAGCAAGCGTTGCTCCCGGCGCACCGAAACGAAGCAGTTGGTTCTGCGCTTCCGGCGATTCTAAATCTGCCGTAGACAAGTAGTTACGCAGTTCAGCCTCTTGGCGAGCAGCCTCTATTTGCGCTGCTTGTTGCTGTTGAGCAAGGCGATTGGCACGGCCAAGTTCCATGCCCTGCACGTATGAGCCAAGGATGTTAACTGGCTCAAGTTGAGTTGCGCCGATGACTGCCATGATTTACCTCAGTACCGTCGTCCGGTAACGGTTACGCCCGGAAGCATCTCGTCTAAAAACTGACCTGAGTATTGCGGCGAACCGCCGAAATAGCCGCCACTGTACATGCCGTACAAACCAGCGCCTTGACCAAGGGCTTGGTTCAAAGCATTAGCCTGACCAAGATAACCAGACGCACGAGCCTGACCGCCGCTCATCATCAAGTTACCGACGTTGGTTCCCATCTGTCCGGCCTGACCAGCAACCTGCTGCGTGGCCGTTTGGCCCGCACCGTACAGGCTGCCAAGTGCGCCGAGACGGTTGCCCAACTGAGCCTGAGCGCGGTTAAACGCGTTCATGTATTCCTGTGAACCTAATTCTTGCCCAAAGCGCTGTGCGCCTTTAAGCATCGAGCCTGACAACAATCCACCGCGAGCGGCAGCAGATCGCTCAAGCGCCTTCTGCCCTTCAGACAAGCGGAACGCATACCCAGGGTCCATCGTTAAATCTTCTGGTCGGTAGCCGCGAGTCAACATGCCGTAGTCAGCAGCCGTAGCGTCACCGCCGATGCCGAGCAGTCGCATCAGTTCGTTTTGCGAAGTAATGCCAGCCTGACGGAATGGTTCGGCTAATTCCGTCTGTTTTTGGAATATTTCGCGCTGAACATTAGCGGCCTCTTGTGCCGCTCTTTCTTGCGCGTCAGCCGCTTTGCTGGCGGCTCTTGAACTCATTGCGCCGCCGACAATGCTGGAGCCTGCTGTGACGGCAACTGCTGGATTAGGCATGAGGGAATTCCCCGCGATATGTCGCAAAACTTTCGCCGTATAGTGCCATTACCGCACCTGCTTTTTCCATAGCAGACTCTCGGCCCTGACACAACAGCACCACTAAAAGAACCAAGTCATAGTAAGCGGCACGCCAAACGAACGACCGTTCGTCGGCCAAGCCGTTGCGCTCGGCGTCATCCGAAGCCTTCCACTTTAGGATTGCCATTCCCAACGCAGGCAATAACTGCCCAGCGTGAGCCATAAAGAAACTGTTTGCAGGCATGTTGACGAGCGCCCGCCACACGGTGTTATCCAACACCTTGCGATCCACGGCATCGCCATCGGCTACGTCGTCAAACGTCTGCGTAACGTGCCACAAGTCAATCAACCATGCGGCAGCGTCGGGCGGTATCTCTAGCGCCTTAAAGTTCTCAACCAGCCAGTATTCGGCGTCAATCACGAGATTTCTCGGCCCGACACGTACATGTTAATAGCCGAGGCAGTTCCGGCAATGGTTGAGATAAATCCGCTAGGCGGAATGACATGTCCAACCAGTTCGGGGAAGGTATACGTTTCGGACGGCAACAGCGTCTTGATCTTAACGATCAAGTTGTTGTTGCTCGTAGCCGTAGCCACCGGCACCAAATTGACCGAAATCGTTGCTGCCGATGCCGAATAGTTCGTAGCCGTGAACTTGTCGATAATTGCCGTCACGTTGGTAGCCGTGTACTGCGTCGTTTGGCTGCTTTCCACAGTCTTCGGAAGAACCAATGCTTTTGCTGCAACTGCCATAAAGCGCCTCAATACGTCCAGTAAAAACAGATTTGCCCACGAGCGCCGCGAGCGCCGATGTCGTCTTGGCCGCCCGCACCGCCGCCGCCCGGCGCAGTGCCCGCCTGTCCAGAGTCTACGCCACCTTGACCGCCGCCTTCGGCCTGACCACCGGCATCGCCGCCAATTTCTCCCACGCCCGAAAATCCATCTTCCGATCCAGCGTCGCCGCCTGTTGCCACCCCTCCGGTGCCGCCAAGTCCAGAAGATTGGCCCCCGCCACCGCCGCCAGCGGTCAGCGAAACGGCGCCCGTGATTGTTGAGGGGTTGCCGTTAGCGCCATTGTTGTTGCCGTAAGTAGTCAGTGCAGTAACGCCGCCCACGGTATATGTAAACTGCGTGACGCCGCCGGTAACAGCCATTGTCTTAACAACATACGCGCCACCACCCCCACCGCCACCAAACCCGCCAATATTAGAGCCACCCGCTCCACCGCCGCCCCACATTTTAATGGTAACGCCAGTCGCCCCAGATGGAGCGGTAATTGTGTCAGTACCGGAGATGTAGCACGTTGAGGTGCCTCCACCGCCGCCACCTTGGGCGCCAGCCAACCAAAGAAGAATATCTACGCCTGACATTAGGTAATGCCTACACCGCTGATATACCAATCAGTTGAGCCAGTTTTAACTAGCACTGCCATTGCATTTTGCGCCAAAGTGCGCGTACCCGTTGAGGTGCTGTTCGCTAATTTCAATGTATCAGTTGTAATAGCGACCGAAAGCGATGTTGCGTTGGCATTAATAATTCCCATAATCGTGCCAACTGGGAACGCTGTCGCGCTATTAGCCGGGATTGTTAGCGTTAGGCTGGTTCCGTCCATGTAAATATGTTTACCGGCATCGCATAACTTTAATTCATAATTTGCCGCTTGGCTGTTTTGCGGACAGTCTCTATATCCAATAATATGATTAACATTCGGCGTACAGTTATCGGGAACCTTGGGCTCGCCAGTAAATATTGGATTGTTAATTGGGGCAAACTTGGCATCTGCCTCAGTCTCGCTATAAGCATCAGTAATTCCGTAGCCAGCCAAAGTTGTTGGGGTATTGGTAATATACGACCAATCAATCCCCGATACCGAAGCGTCAATAATTGCTACGATATTATCGTAAGAGCCAATAAGTACGCCCGCTGAAGTCCTAACGACAAACTTGTACGCATACCCTTCTGTCAACCAAATCTCCGCAGGCGTGCGGCCAGCCGAGTCCAGCACAATTGGATTGGCGTTAGCGGTGCCGCCTGTATTGTCTGTGTAGGTTGCGCGAGGGGTTGTTGTTCCGGCGTCATACGCATAGACAAGACCGCCTGAGAGCGGATCACCGTTGTTGTCGAAGAACTGTGCGCCAGCGCCAGCAAAGGCTGAAAGATTAACGGTCATATATTCACCTGATTAACGGTAAGAATGACTGATGGGGTGGCTGGGTGGGGCGAAGTTGCGGCAAAGTACTGCAACTGCACATCAATAGTGTCTACCGACCACATCAATTCAAAATAGTCGCCATTAGACATTTCAACAAAAAAGTTTGCTGCCGTAAAAATTTCCGCGTCGTTACCCTTAATACGAACACGGGAATTTGAATCGGAAATGTCTACGCCGTTTTTTCTGCCCCAAACATTTGCCGAGCCATCTCCACCCGATGTTTTGTCGAATTGGATAGAAAAGGCAAAATTGTATAGTCCGGGGCGATTGCAAAAGATTTGTGAAGTTGTTGAACCGCGACGAACGCCGCGAGCATAGGCGGTATTCGTAAATGTCACCGCATACGCCGTATTGATAACCGCTGCTGTCTGCGTCGTAGTGTCATAGAACATGCCGTAATCGGCAGGCACAATTTGCTGCGGAGGCGGCAAAACTTGCAGGGCTTGAATCTGGGACTGAATGTCCGCTAATTCAGACTGCGTTTGTGTTAGCGCATCAGGCTGAATCTCAATGTCGTTCAGCGTTGATTGATTAGTGCCCGAGCCCGTTAAGACAAACAAATTGTTAAAAAAACGAAACCACTCACGGGACACCAGCCCCGTGCGCTCGTCTATCAGCGGCACGCGAGGTGCCGGTATGCGGGTAATGTTACTAGGCATTAGTTCCCGATACCGTTAGTTCTGCGCCCATGATGGCGATCTTTACCGGGTCAGTGCCAGAGAGTTCATACACGCGGTCACGCAGTTTAAGCGTCATGCCCAAACGTCGATAAAACACACGGAAGAAATACTGACCAATTTTGCCTATCGTTGCTTGATGGTAATTTGACCACGTATGGCCGCCATCGTCTGACCAACGCAACATAATCTCAGGATCATTGCCTTGACCAAGGTTTAGGCCAACTCCTGATTCCATATCAATCTGAAGCGCATGGTGGGCAGTGCGCTTGAGGTTATTTTGCCCTGTCGGCAACGCACGCCACGACCGTAGCCACTTCTGCACAGCGCCATTGTCTGCGTACTCATCTAAACTAAACGTATAGACGTTGCCGTTCTCAAAGTCACCGACAGTCGGCTTATCAAGGAAGTTGGTTTGGCAGTTAGAGCGATGACGCTTGAAGTTGCCATTCTCAAACCCGGCACGCTCATGCCACGAGTTTGTAGAAGCGTCATATACCCAAGTTGCGTTAGCCGATGGGAAAATCAGCACATAAAACGTATGGCCGTCCTGCTGATACGTATAGGCTAGCGCATCGGTTGGGTCGGCGTAATTCTGAATAGCGTATTCAATGGCATGGGTCGAAATACGCACGCCTTGGTAGCCTTCGGCTCGATATACGATGCCGGTGCCACGGGCGTCCGCTCCTAGCCAAAACACGCTGTTATCCATCTTGGCAACAGAGTACGGAGCGATACAGCCAATTTCGTTGTATGCGCCTTGAATACGCGCTAACGGGAAATCAATCTCGCCAGCGTTGTACCAGACCTCTACCGAGTTCTCGCCAAACAACCACACTTCGCGGTGGTCAACGATAACAGCAACCACATCGTCAGGCGCACCTTCGGCACTGGCAAAGTCCAGCGGATCAATAGACGCGCCGTCAAATAGGCTCGTAATCCAAATTCGCTGACTGTTAGGTTCGTTAAAGACGAAGTATCCATCCAGATACCCAACCGTCACCGCACCCGGAAAGTCAGGGTCAGTGATCTGAGCAAACGCCAGCGTGTCAAAGTCGTATAAATAGCCGTCTGGATTGCAGGCAATAAATAACTGCGTGCCGTTGTCAGCCATCGACACCGGGCCGCTGCCCGTCACATCGCCTATCTTGGTAACGGCTAAGGCACTAGTGACTTTGTAGAACTCGCTACCCGAGATGACATACAAAATGTCGTTGTGCGTGTATAAGCCACGGATAGGGCCGCTGCCGACCGTTACCAAAAACTTGAGGCCGGGGCAGCGCTGAAGGTAAGCGGGTTCCTTGCCGCCTTCTGGGATGATTTCTGGATACAGATTGACCATTCGATTGGCAGCCGCGTTCGGACTGCGAATCAAATACGCTGATCCCAGAATCGGCGTCTTCATTAGTAGTTGCCAGTAAAGACATTAAAGCGCGGACGATTAACGATCAGCGAGGCTGGCATCGTCATTAGGTCATCCGGGTTGTTAATGCGCTTCAGGTCACGCTTGCTGTACATGGCAATGCGCCGCACCTGCGGAGACGGCTCAACGCCAAACTCAGGGGCAATCTCACAGGCCAAGTTATATCGGAACGCACGCAGATAACCCGGCGGGAACGCCAAGGCCGTTGCTAGCGTGGCAGGTTGGGTTAGCGGCTCAACCGACACAAAGTGGAACTCCAGTACCCGAGTGGGAACTGGATAGATATAAATCTCCACATTGGGATATGTCATATTGACCCACATATACTGCGGGTACGTAGACGTTACCGTTTTAACCGCAATCGCGTTGTATTGCTGATTGTTTAAAAACTGTATCCCATAGGATACATTGGTGGACGCATCACGGAAGTAAGTAGCGTCGTCCATCAAAATGGGGCGTTGGGCGACAAACGTGCCGCTTGGCCCCATCGTGATGTTTCGCACGTTGGGCTGCCAGTTATAGACCTGATCTTGGGTGGAATATACAGCCAAACGCTCCGTACTCCATGAGTCAAGCATCTGGTTTAAGGCAGTCAGCGCGTCTTGCGACACCGCAGCAGACGGGGTTTCCCCTTCAGCCAAAACACCCAACAAGCGCAATGCGCCGTTGATTTGGTCGGCGGCAGTCGTAGACATGGATTACTCCTTACGCCGATTCTTTACGGCGTCTCTTGACAGGGAGATTATTAACTGCTTCACCCTCAACTTCAACCGATTCCTGAGGCTCCTTGGGGTCGAACTCTTCCCACCCCCACTGCATGTCCTCAGCGGCCTCTGCGCGGCTTATAGCGACTTTAGTACCGTATTTCTCGTGTCTCAGGTAGATATTCACATTCGGCTCCTTAACCAATTACCAAGGTGTCCCTGAAACGTCTTGTAGCCGACATGGCCCATCTTAATTTCAGGGTCTATCCAGACCTTGCCACCCATGTCCGTCCAGCGACGGCAAAAGGCGTAATCTTCGCCCATTTTGTGTTTACCAATTCGGTAATCGGCAAACAAAGCCCACGCCTTCTTATTAGGCGCGTTTTCGACGAAAAACTCGGTGTTGGGGTACTGCTCAACCATTTTTTCTAACTGAGAGCGAGATACCTTCATAAACCCTGCTGGAACCCCGTCAACTTCCAGCAATCCCGTTGCCGGATCGGCGTGCAGTTCGGGCTTGTCTTGCCACTTCACGCAGTAGTTGATAGGGTCTTTGCGCTGCGGGTAAATGCCCGCAACCATGTCCACAGGGTAGTCAATTAGTTTCAGAAGCGCCCCTTCCTCCCAGCATACGTCTGAGTCAATAAAGACCAGCGTATCGGCCTCTGAGGCAAGAAATTGGGCAACAATTAACGCTCTGGCGTCAGCAATTAGCGCGTTTCCGCACTCGTCATGCAACGACCAGACATCCCCTCTGGCTTGCAAAGCCAGCAGGTCTGTAAACAAAGAACGCATGGTTCCAAGGTGAATAGTTCCGGTGTAGGCCGGTATGGCAACCATGACATGTTTCATGCAATCCTCGATGGCTTGACGGCTTGTAAAGCAAATTCTAGCACGTCGCCATTTTCGTGAAGATGAATGATGTCAAAATCTGCTTTATAAATGGACCGGAAGTCCGACATTGCCGTTTTGCCCACTTGGCTGTACTGCGGCTGGGACAAAAATACAAAAGACTCTTTGGGAATGACTCGGGTATGCGACGGGTCACCCCATGCCCAAACGCTCGTCGGCAACGGAACCGTGCCGAAGAACACTCCAGCAGGTTTCAGTACGCGCCAGAAATCTGACCATTGGGCAAAGAAGAACTTGTAGTCGCCCTGCGTTCCGCAATGCTCCAGCACCTCATAGGCGTGGATTTCGTCAGCAGAGTCGTCGGGAAACGGTAACGGCAGATTGATGTCATGGACGACATCTGGGTTGTGCCGTGGTTCTAGGTCGATTGCGACGAGGCCGGTCCATTCGGACCGGCCCCGCTGGTGTAACTTCTTGACGCGGCTAGAACCGCAGCCAAGCAATAACTCCATTAAGCAATCAGCCCCACGTCCTGGAGACGCGAGATGATTGAGTTCACCGCAACAGCGATGTCAGTCGCCGTCGGGGTGGTCGCAAGAGTCGTCACGGCAGCGCCCTGATCAACAGGGGTAGCACCGTAAAAACCCACGAGGGCCGTAGAAACGCCGCCGAACTGCACCGGCACACCAGCGCGACCCACATTGAGGGTTTCGCCGCTGTTGCCGTCGCCGACCTGCTGCCCATCACCAACTTTAGGAAGAGCCATTTTCTATTTACTCCTTGATCCGATGTTTACGCGATCAAACCGACGGACTGAAGCCGCGAGATGATCGAGTTGACGGCCACGGCAATATCCGTGGCAGTCGGGGTGGTTGCAAGCGTGGTTACCGCCGCACCCTGCACGACAGGCGTGTTGCCGTAAAAACCAATCGTCCCGCCGGAGGCGCCAAGGACGGCTCCGTCAAGTTGCTGGTCTTCGTAGGCTACGCCAATAGGCTTGGTGTTAGGCATGGCATTAACCCCACATGCGAACGGCCATTTGCGGGCGGATCACCGAGTAACCATACAGAACGTCGATACGGCACGGCATACGGTCGTTGTTGATGTCGTACTGACGGACAACGCGCATGGAGATACCGTTGTGGACCTGACGCGAAGCCATGTCAACGCCCTGCGGGAGCAGGAGGTCAGCCGTGGCAAACGCGATGGCGTCACGGTGGTACACGAGGTTCTGCGGGTTCTGGCCGGTGGCCGAGCCGAGCATCGTGACAACCTTGCCGCTGCCCGGAAGAGCATTGACGGTCGCCAGAGCCACGTTAGCCGAGTACAGAGCCGGAGCAAACTTCAGCGTGCCGGTTGAGGAGGCCGTGAGGGCTTCCGTCACCGTGAACTGCTGGAGCGAACCAGTGGACTCGCGGGTCTGCGGGTTGACCGCATACACGCCTTCGATGGTGAACACGTCGCCCACGTTCCAAGTCTTGCTTGAACCAGTGAACGAAATGCCGACCTGCGAAGTGCCTTCAACGGTCACAGCAGCCGACGTAGTGATGGTCGTGCCCCAATCGCCGTTGGTGTGGACCTTGATCGACTGCGACATGGCAAGTTCGTCGTAACCGAGGATGCCTTCGCCCATCAAGCCGCTCTTGAACTGCTTGCTGATCGTCGACACCGGGTTGAACAAGCCCTTCATGCCCTCGACGAGCGCGGCGTTAGCGGCCGGGTTCACGGTGGCGTAGCGGGGCGACATGCCAGCAGCGGCTTCGTTCAACTTCTGCTGCGCCTGCAACAGAACGAGCGAGGTGCCCGGAGTTGTGCCCGGAGTACCAACCGACTGATAGATGCTCTTGTACGAGTTAGCAACGTCAGCGTCGATGCTGGAGGCCAACTGGCTGATACGCGGCTTCAGCACGCGCTCGGCAAAGTCGTCCAACTGCATCGTCATTTCGGCGGTTGTGAAGTTGACGCCGATGTGCTTCTGCGAAGCAACCGTCAAGGTCGTGAACTGCTCGTTGTCGTCCTGAACTTGCAGGGCGGCACCGTCGGTCACAAGAGCGCGATCCGGCAGACGGATACGCAGCGTGGTGCCGATCTTGGCGCCTTCCACGGCATACGAATCGTCGTACTGACGGTTCACGTTGCGGGTGATCACAAGGTTGTTTTCTAAAATCTCTAAAGATTTTCTTGTGATCATGTCAATAGTAAGAAGTGAATTACCCACTTTTATGTCCTCAAAAAGAAGTTAGCGGTTACGCGCTTCCCACTGCTTAATCTGTCGCTGACGCTCGCGCTCAATCCACTCTGACGTACTCATAGCCGAAATTGACCGTGGGTCTGTCGTGTCGTAGACCGAAGCGCCAGAGCCTTTTGATGTGACAGGCTTAATTGGCGGGGGCGCACTGGTTGTCTTTTTGACCGGAGCAGGATCGTTAGCCAACTTGGCTTCAATCTTGCCGATCTCTTTTGCTTGCAAGAATTGCGGTAAGCGGGAGATACGTTCAGCCTCGCGAACGTTAGTGCCCAAGTAATACGCAATATCTGGGCCTAAATCCGAAGCCTGAATCGTCTGAGCCATCACGGTCGTAATTGGAAGAGCGTTGTTGTACGCGACTTGTTCAAAGTCATCGTACTTATCACGCGCTGCCTCTTCACGCTCGTGGTAAGCCTCAAGGAGAGCCATTTGCTCACGCTCTGCTTCGCGTCGGGCGAGAAGTTCAGCGGCTTTGCGTTCGGCTAAAGCCTCGGCATAAGCATCTGGGTCTTCGTCTCGACTTGGCAAAGGTGCTGCGTCAGTCGGTGAGGACTGCGCTCTAAGCGCCTGCTCTCTTTCCCACTTGCGACGTTCTCTCGCAAGTCTTTTGCCGACCATCGCGTCTAACTCGTCTTGAGTAAACGTCTTGGCTGGCTTTTCTTCCGGCTGTGCTGCCTCTTGGGCAATAACTTCGGGTTCCGGGGCTGCCGTAGCCGCCGGTTCCGGCGCGGGAGTTTGTTCCGCTATAACTTCAGTATCAGACATTGTTGATCCTTACGAATCCCTGATGTGCCGCACCAGTACGGATAAAAGTTTATTGTGCAGTCGTTGACGTTTCAACTGACGCTGCAAGGCTATCCTTGAGCATCTTTAGGAAAGCGTCTCGCCCAACCTGTAACTGGTCGTAACTAAAACGTGCGCCGTCCAGTTTGCGATTGAGATCGAGTAAGTGACTCAAGATAACCTTTTGCTCATCGCTAAAGGTTTCCGGATCGTACTCAACGCCATCAATCGAGACTTTAGGCTTATTCGTGTCTTTCGCCATTTTTCTCTCCTTAACATTCGCTGAAGGGGCAGCGAATTAACCCATCAATTTTAGGCCGCCCACGGTAGCGGGACGACCTTCGGCTGCTCAACCTTTTGGTTGTCAATCTGCTGCTGCGCCATACCCTCAAAGCGAGCCACGCCGTCAGCGCCGAGCGCCTCTTTCGTCCACGCAATCACTTGCGCTTCGGTCACGCTGTCAAGGCTGGCAAAGTTAGCGGCGTCCGGCGGGAGCAACTTGGTATCGCTTTGCACAAAGCCTTTCAATCCATCCTCATCTGCGTCAATGTCAAAGCATACGGTGACGACAACGCCTTGCAGAGCGCCTTCGTTCATTGCCTCAATTTGACGGATTTTCCATACAAAAGTAGCCATTTATTTAGCCTCCAGTTCAGCGACACGCGCTGTCAGTTCTTGCACAGCCTTCACAAGCAAAGCCACCATGTTTCCGTAATGCAGGGCATCCGGTCGGCCTTCGCTGTCGTAAGCCACAAACTCGGTCAACCCAGCGTCATGCACTTCCTCGGCAATCAAGCCGCCAAATACGGTATCACCACCGTCATTACCCTTGTAAGTGACGCTGCGAAGTTTCAGTACGTCGGCAAGGCCGTGCGTAGCGTTTGTAATATCCGACTTGTAACGAAGCGACGAGGTTGAGCGGTATAAAAACCCGCTTGAGTCAACAAATACGTTTGCCGCTGACGCGGTGGTTAAGTTGTATGGTGAATTTGCTGCCGTTCCCGTAGACAACTTTCCGTCGTTTTGAACATAAAGCAACGGAGTCGCCGCACTATTTTCGCCATATATTGTGTAATCGCTAGATGCGGTACTTGCCCCTTTTACGCGAAGCCGAACATTTGTTAATCCAGTATCTGCAATACCAACATTCCCAGCAAAGTAGTTATCCGCCGACCCCGCTGCATAGAAGTTCCAACGGTTAGAGCCAGAGGCGATGCTACTGTAAAAGCCGTAGTTGTTGGTGGCTCCGGTGAGACTGGGTTGAGCAATAAACCCGTGTTGATCTGTAACCGTTGATCCTGATCCAATAGTTGCGCCGTTTGCATTAAAATGAAGGATGCTGGCTACCGTAAATGATGCGGCTTGGGTGGATGCTGACGATACAAAACCAACTGCCGATGTAGTCGTTGTTGATGGAATCGTTTGGTTTATCCTTATGCCCCTAGATAGCCCTCCAGAAGAAGGTGCAGTTCCTAACACTTCAAAACGAGATGCTGCATCCGCCGTCCCGCCGACCCCGACGCGACCCTCCGAGTCGATGCGCATCCGCTCGTTAAACGTGCCGCCAGAACCACCAGCCGTTCCAAACACTATCGGCGATGCTGCCCAAGAGTTCCAAATTATTGCGGCGTTATCAACAAGGCTAGATGAAGCGCCTGTTTGCAATAAGTTAAAAGCATCGCCCCATGAGCGAATTTCAACACCGGCGCTTGAGCCTGTTGCTGAAGAATTAACAACGGTTAATCTTGTTGCGGGGGATCGTTGGGAGACGCCGCCAATACCTGTGTTGCCCGCGAAGTAATTGTCAGCCGTACCCGCCATATATACGTTATAGCGGTTGGAACCAGACGCTATGTCTCCATAGAAACCGTAGTTGTTGGTGGCTCCGGTAAGGTTAGAGCCAGCAATAAAACCAAATTGATTGGTAACTGTTGAGCCAGCGCCAATCGTTGCTTGCGAAGCACTGAAATGACGCAACTCACCTAAAGTGAAACTTGCCGCCTCTGTGTTTAAGCCAGTAGAGAATCCATACCCGCCACTTGTTGAGCCGCTTGGAATGGTTCCCGTAACACCAACACCAAACGATACCGTGCCGCTGGTTGGTAATGTGCCGAGGATGTTTAGTTTAGTTGCAGCCCCCGCCGCCCCGCCGACCCCGACGTTGCCGTCCGGGCTAATCGCCATTCGAGTATTGCCGGGCGATCCAGCAACACTTGTCGTGCGAAATTCCAACGGCAACGGAGTCGCAGACCCTTCCGAGTTAGCACTTACAGATACAGCCGTGCTATCCGCACGCAAACTTGCCGTAACGGAATTTGTCGGCGTCGAACTGTTGGACAAACTAAACGATGCAATCTGCGAAGTTCCGTTCGGAATTGCAGTAACTCGAGTTTCTCCATTAGTCGTTTTGTTTTGGAATATAAGACGAGTTGCCCAATCGCCGCCAAAGTCGGCTAAAACTCGCTGCGCAGTACCAGAAAAAATTAAATTGCCAGAAGCAATATCCAGTTTTTCGGTTGGCGTTGTTGTGCCAATTCCCCATCTTTGTGAAGCATCAATTGCGCCAGCATAAGTGCCGCCGTTGGTTTCAAAGACAATTACTCCTCCAGCGTTATAATTAGCCAGAGTTAAACGGCTTTCCCCCACGCTGTAATACAATGCGCCAGAACCAGCGGTCATGTCAGTTAGGTAAATTGCTGACCCTTTAACGGTTCCTGCAACGTCTAACTTAAATGCTGGCGTACTGGTTCCTAAACCAACGCGATCAGTAGACGCATCAACAAACACCAAGTTGACATCAGCGTCGCCTTTTACCTGAAAATCAATGTTGCCAGCATCGTTATTGACGATGACCGACGCGGCACCCACGCGGAACGACTCAACACCATTCGCCGACACTCCAAGCGTGTCTGCATCAGGAAAGTAAATGCCGGTATTGGTGTCACCCACATTGGTAATACCAGGAGCGGCAGCGGTGCCGTCTTGAAACTCGGCTACACGGCAAAAGTGGTAGGTATCACCCACCGCCGGAGCGCGAAGTTGCGGAGTTGCGGTATCAAGTGCAATTACGTCAAGAGATGCCACAGTGTAATCCTCTAAATCGGTTCGTAACTGTTGCCGTTACAGGCAATAACAGGTTGGACGACAAAATAACTTGTGCCGCCACAATCTACAATGTTGCGATCACACGGATAAACGCTTCCATCACAGGATAAAACTTTATATTTCCATCCCTCAGGAGACTGAAAGCCTCGCGCTCCTAAAGACGGGACGTTGCCAAGTCCAAGCGGCAACCCGTTACGTAATGCAACGCCCCAACTCATCGAATGTTAATCGGTTTGGCGTACACAATGCCGTTTGTAAACACTTGCAAAGCACTGACGCGCCAAGGAGCGCCCGTACCCTGCGGCACAATAAACGGAATCGGGGTGTTGCCGGGAATCGGCGTGCTGTCGGTCGTTGCCGTTGCGCCTTCGCCAATGGCGATATAAGCGTCAGTGGTGGACCATACGACAACGCCTTGCGGGCCTGACTGCCATTCGCCAGTTGAACCAGCGGTGCCGTTGTACGTAATGGATTTGGCCGGAAAAACGGCGTCAGAAAGAGGGTTAAGAAGTTCCATGTGATTACCTCAAGCAAGAAATCGAAGGCGGTACAGAGTAGATAAATACAGCGCCACGATCTCATCAATAATGTTTTGGATTGCCGTTTCTTCCTTTTCACAGAATTTGTAGCGGTTTTCTTCAATTTCCGCCAACTGATCCTGCAAGAACTCAACGACGTTACTGGTTTTTTTAGCCGATTGCAGCGATACAGGGCCAATCAGGCCATGACGGCCCTGATAAGCCTCTGCAAAGTCGTCTGCCAACCCTACGATGCTTTCGTAGAACTTGCCCAAGGCTTTGTGCTTGGCATACGAACGGGTGTTGAGATGCACGGAATGGGTCACATCCCGCGCTAGGAACAACATACCTACAAAATCAGCCGGTTTCATGCCATACCCTCGCCCATCGTCGGCGGCTCACGCGGCACCTCCGAGGGCATTAAATCACCTGTTGACATCATACCTGAAATTGTGCCCATTACGATGTCTTGTATCTGCTCTTCGTTTAAGCCGGACTGTACAGCAGCAATACGCTTGGTTTCGGCGTCATACGCCTTAATCTGCGCTTCCTGCTCTTTAATCCGCAGTTCCGTGGCTTCCATTGAGCGCGAAACGCCTTGAAGCATCTGAAACATCTGATCCATTTCCGCGCTCATTGCCTCAATCTGCTGATTAGCAGCCTGTAGCGCCGGGTCTTCGTTAGGATCGGCCAGAATCTTCGGATCAATGGTCTTAGCCAAACGCTTGGCAATTTCCTGCGCTCCCGGCCAATCCATGTTCTTAACGAACAAGTCACCCGCCACAGCCCACAGGTTCGGGTTGGCTTGCAGGATTTGCGACATCGCGTCCATGGCTTCCTGACGCTTGGTCATGTAGGACGGCCCGGTTGTAACGGCAACGTCGTACTTACCCACAGACGGGTTGTAGATTTTTTCAATGACCACGCCAGCCTGATCCACAATCTTGCGGACAGGCTCTTGCTGCATCGGGTCGATACGCACCGTTGAGGTTTCCCCGTCGATGCCGATGATGCGAGCAATACGCTGGGTATCGTAAATCTTCGGAATCAAGTCAACGAGTTGGCGAGTGACGTAGCGGATAGCGCGGGCAAGGTTATCTACGTAATGATATGACCCCGTATCGCCCTGACGTTCACGCGCCAATA